AGTCCACAAGGAAAATTCCTGCCGCCGACATATCCGCATTTATGACCGCTTCAATGTCGCCGTTGGGAATCTCAAAGTCCAACCCCTGTTCAGATTCAACGAAAATTGCCTTGTTTGCGACAACTTCATTGCCATCATAACCCCACTTGGGGTTGGACGAATTGCCCACATTTGCACCGCCGACATAATCAATCAAATCTTGCACGTTGGCATCCATGATTGAGAATGTCAGGGTCGGGATTTTGCGTGACTTCTTGCGCACTTCCGGGGCCGCCATGCCTTCCTCGAAATGTTCCGTCACGTCCGCCGTTGCCTGTGCAATCTTACAAGTGTTCTTGTAAGTCTTGCCGATTTTGTTTAACTCGGACGGCATTGTTCCATTGGGTGCTGCCGTTCCAACCTTGATTTGGCAAAGACCAAGGGTTATCAAAGATGTTCTTTCTGCCATAACTTTTAATCAATTTGAATGTTCCAATCAATGCGAATGTTAGCAAAGTGTTGTTTGGTGTTCGGCTCATACATGATTGACATTGTGCCGGGTCGCATCTTCAACCCTTTGATGTTCGCACTTCTCACAATCGCCAAGACTTCATCCGTCAAGGCTTTCAAACGTGTGCCGTTTTCTGAAACCTGCATTTTCCCTTTTATCTTCTTGGGGGTGTCCGGCGTATAGATGTTGATGTTTGACGTGCCAATTTGCGGCAAGCTGTCTTGCCCCAAATCAACGGTGTTCACGACAATATCTTCATCAACTGAATTTTCCGGGCGTTCATCACGCACATAGCAACCACCCTTAATGGATGTTTTGCCATTGAGCAATGAAAACAAGATTCCATCCGTGTCAAATGTAGATTTCATTATTCGGCTGCACGTTTAATGTTCGTAATCAGTTTTTCAAGCATTCGGGGCAATTCCCGCTCTGCAAGATGTTCGGCACTTGATAGGACATTGTAACCCTTTGCTTCCACGTAAGCGGCATAATTCATTCCGGCGACCACAGCAAGGGCAACACCCTTTGTTTCCTTTCCGACCTTTTCGGCGATTGTCTGACCAGACTTCATGCCCCTTGCCGCTGCTTCGCTTTCCGCACCGCTCGCCGCATCAAATTGGCTATGAATGGCGACACCATCAACAAAAACTTGATACCCGGTGGATGAAGTCAATGCCCCCGTTTGCATCATGTAGCCTTTGTTGTTCCTTGCTTCCGTCAAGCACATTTCGCCAAGCCTTTGCAGCCTTGCGATTTGCTTTTGCTCGACCATATCAAGGAAAGCATCAAACCTTTTCTTGACATCTTCTTTTGTAAAGTTTGCCTTTATAGCCATAGCCTTGAATGAAGTTGTGACGGGTCGAAATTCAAGCATATTCCGGCAATCCTTATGTCCGAACAACCCTTGTCGTTTGCAATTATCACTTTCGCACCTTTGGCAACCATTGGGCAAGTTTTGGGGCATTGGATAACAGATGTTGCCTTTTGGTATTCACCCCCGGCAACCTGAAATTCCGTGCCTTTGCCGTCCGATTCTTCACGGCACATCGAAATGAACTTGCGCGACACTTCACATTCCGTCCAATTGCCGTTTTCATCCTGTATGGATTCCCCGGCTTCTTCGATAAATAGGAAATGCGGATATTGCTTCACGAATGCCATATTACCAAATGTTTGAACGGTTGCGAATCTTGGGGCGTGCGACAAGCACATTTTCTTTGCCCAACTCATTGCACAAGGCGGCATAAAAGAGTTTGACGGCATCCATATTCCATGATATAGAATATCCGCCCTCCGATACGTTTTGGGTCATTCCTTTAAGGATTACGGACATACGGTTATAAACCGCCGTGTCACACGCCCTTACATCCACATCGGATTCCGCTTCAAGACCACCTTTAAGAACGATAATGTCAATATCATCTTCCGAAAGGTTAAGTCCGTTCAATGCTTTGGTCAAATACTCCTTGTTTGTCATACTCCTTTTGTCTTGCAAAGCCGTTAGGGTGTGTTATGCACCCCAACGGCGAATGTTAGTTCTTATTCCAAGTTGTCGCATTGGTCTGCATCAACACGCTTCGACCTGAAAGATTCCAAGCCGGGAACAAGTTGGCGATTCCCTCCGTGACTTCCTGAACGGGCGATTCATTGGAATACTTCTTGACCAGCGTATGACCGTGCATTACCTTTTCGGCAACGCTTCCGGGCAACTTCTTTGCGTCAATCGGCTTCTTCCAATAGGTGTTTCCAAGCACCTTGCTTTCAGAGAAAAGAACAACATCATCTTCAAACGGATTTGAAGTAATGCGTGAACCATCGGCAAGTTCAATTGTGATTTCTTGGTCAATCACGATTATCTGCAAGCCACGGTAAAGTTCTTTCTTCTTGGCAAGATATGCGTTCACGGTCGCCAAATCGGGCGCATCCTGCGTTCCCGTTGCATTCTGAATGTAGGATGAACACTTCTTCCAAACTTCTTCCTGTGAAGCGAATTTTTCAAAGGTATCAACATTCATAAATGCGAACTTGTACGTTGCGCCAAACAACTTCTTGCCAAGTTTCATCGCTTTTGGAATGTCCTTGGTAAGCGGTTTTGCGCTTGTGCCGCTCGTGTATGCCGTTTCAACGCCAATCTTCTGTTCCGCCGGAATCAGATAATCAACGTCATATTCGGTAACGACCGCCGCATTGTTGGAATTGGTGAACTTGACCTTTCCAAGCGAAATTTGGCGCAATGCAATCCATTCCGCACGGGCTGCAACGCCATCCCAACAATACTTGGTATCTTCCGCCCAAAACTCGACAAGGGCACGCAAATCGGGGTTGCTGCTCGACATTGCGACCATTATGTCATATTCGGTCAATTCATCTTCGTTCTTCTCTCGTGATATGGCGATTTTTGGTATATCGCCCTGAATGCGTGAAATCGCTTCACGGGTCTTGCGTGAAATTGTCGCACCCCTTGACACAAGGTCGGCGGCAATCTTCAAGCCGGATTGCGCTTCAAGCATCTTCCACGTCAAAGTATTTGTTTCTTTGAGTGGGAAAAGGGTTGGATAATAGTAATCTTTGAGGTCGTAAGTGCGGATTACGGCTTCCATGTCCTTTTCATTCAACCCAACCATCAATGATTTTTGCATATCGGTTTGCTTTTAGGGGTTACACATAAGCGATTGTCTTTAATGCCGACTTGATAGCGGCATTTACTATGGGTGCGGTTGCTTCTCGCACAACGCCGATAACCCATGCACTTACAAACAAGTTGTCGCCATCCTTGACATCTTCATTCGACCCGGCTATTGCAACCGGGGTCACTTTCAATGTCTTGTTTGCTCCACTCGATTCAAACGCACAAGTTCCAGCCTTGACGACCGCACCAAGGGTCGTTCCAACGGTGATAACATCCTTTGCCGGGTCTGACTTGTCAATTGCCGTTATCTGCTGACCATCGCAAGCATCGGTTGCGAACCTGTCACCAACTTTGAAGTGGTGTCCTTTGGCAACCTCATACGTGGTTGCGGTTGCAATCGCTCCCGTCAATATCTGTGCGGTCTTGCAGACTTCAAACAATCCATCAGAACCAACGCCAAGGGGTGTTCCCTCGAACAACCCCGTGCCACCCAAGTTTGCGACCTTGACGGTAACGCCACCGGGTATATCTGCAACACGGTGAAGAATACACTTCACAACACGGTTGTCCTTTTTACGGTCAATTCTCAATCCCATTGCTTTGATGAATTAGGTGTTAAACATCTTTGCCCGTGAACACGTTGTTTTCGGGCTTTTGGCTGTTAATGAAATCGGCAACGCCTTTTGAAATACCGCTTTCTTCCTTTTGGGCGAATAGCGGGCTTCCGCCGGAATTGCTCAAATCAATATCAGCCTTGTTTTGATTTGCCGTGGCAATGTCCTTTTCCTTTTCCGCCAAGTATTCGTTGAAGTCATCGTCCGTGTCGAACTTCATGCGGGCAAAGTCTTTCAAGGTTTGGTTCTTGAAATTCTCATCCTTGCAATTCGCCAACTTTTCGTTCAATGATTGAAGCCTTGACTTTGCAATGTTGTCACGCTCATAGCCTGACAATTTTTCTTGAAACGGCTTGACGGCTTCCGCAACCGCTGCTTTCACCACTTCTGAAATATCGTTCGGGTCGGGCTTTGGGTCGCCGGGTTCAACCTTTTTGCCCTTATCCACGAAGTCATACTTCTTTTTCAAGTTCGTTTCAAAGGTTTTGTTGCTGTCGGACACTTCTTTATCCACATCGGCGCGATACTCCTTGACAAATTCGCCCACTTGCGCATCGGTGAGTTTATCCACAAGGGCTTTCGCTTCATCTTCGGTTGTGCATTGTAACGCAAGTGAACGTGCCAATGCTGTCAAACCGTCCTTTCGCACGCCTGAAAACTTTGCAATCAGTAATGCTAAAATTCTTTCTTTCATTCCGATAATCTTTTTATAAGTTCACAAATCATGCGTAAAAGTAATGTGTTTTACTATAATACACCTTAAAACATATATTGACTTATCCTTGATTTATCCACATTTTGCATTGCAAGTGCATTTTACGCTATTGTAAACCGTTGTTGTACTGAATAAAACAATTACCTTTGTAATGTATTATAGTAATTCAATTAAAGCAATAAGACAATGACTGAATCAGCCGTTAAAACCGCCATGCGTTTAGGCGTTGACGTGCGTATTGCATCGCACATCGAATCAAGATTGAAAGACCCAAGACAACTTGAAGAAGCAATCAGAATGTTCTATGCCGGAACATTGCCGTATGAACTCGTTTATAATTCGGACAATCTCATTGATTTGGAAACCGTCAAATCACAGCTTATTAAAAACCTTATGAAGCGCAATCGCCGCTTGCCTTGATGCAATTGCATTGCACGGTTATACATTTGCAATGCACTATTATGCAAATAAAAGAAAAGGAAAGAAAAGAAAAAGATATGCTTAAAGAGAAAGTATAAAGAGAAAAGCGGACACCGCTTTTCACGCTCCACATGGGCAAAAACAAGGTTGTCGAAAAAATAAATCAACTTTTTTGCGGATAGCACGGATAAAAGCGTTATCTTTGTACGCAAAAGATAAAAGCATGATTGTAACATTCGACAAGGATTATCTTCGTGAACTCTATGAAACGGGAAAGGGCGACAAGAAACACCGCTTCCAACCTGACATCATAAAGCGTTACAGAAAAGGCATTGACCTTATCAAAAGCGCAAACAAGGTTGAAGATTTGTTCCTGCTCCCATCCTTGCGTTACGAGGTCTTGAAAGGCGACAAGGCGGGCATTTCATCCATAAGGGTGAATGACCAATACCGAATCGAATTTACCGTGTCAGAAGAAGAAAACGAAACGATTGTTTACATCTGCAACATCTTGGAATTGTCAAACCATTATAAATAATTGCGTTATGGTTACTGTTAAAGGAATAGACCCAAAAATGATTGCCAACAACTTAGAGCCTTACGAACCCACCCATCCGGGCGAATTGCTCAAAGACGAAATAGAATGCCGGGGCTTGTCACAAAAACAACTTGCGGCGGATATGGGCGTGTCTTACACCGTCTTGAACGACATTGTGAACTGCAAACGACCCGTAAACACGAAATTTGCGCTTTTGTGCGAAAAAGCAATGGGAATCCCGGCTTATATGTTGTTGCGGCTGCAAGCTGATTACGACATGATTACTACCAAACGCGACAAGTCTTTCTTGAAACGTCTTGCCAACGTAAGGAAAATTGCGGCGGTACTTTAATAAATTCAATCGGATATGAAGAAACATTCAATGGCTATCGGTTTTGCCTTGATAGGGCTTGGCATAATAGGTTCTTTTACTTGTTGCAGTTTATCCAACGAGAAAAAAGCCAAAGATATTATTGACCATCAATTACAAGTATCACTTCATGATTATGACAGTTACGAATTGGTGGAGTTTGGAACATTAGATTCAACATTTTCTTCCGCTTTTGATTTGCCAGAATATAATGATGCTATCAATAAGGCTGAAAAATTCAAAGAGCAAGGCATAAGCAAGATTGAAGATGCAAAATTATATGCCCAATTTGAATCAATGTATGAAAAACAAATAAAATATGCCCAAGATGGAAAAGCGTTGCTTGATAGTGCAATGTATTATTTGAAGATTGCAGAAAAAATTGATTCTACTTTTGTCCCGGAATTTGTCGGTTGGGAAATGACACATACATTTAGGGCGAATAATGCTAATGGCAATAAGGTTATTGCACATAGGAAATACTATTTTGACAAGGAAATGACACGGATTGTGGATGAAGAAAATCTTGATGAATAACAATGCAAATTGGGCTTCAAGCCCTTTTTGTTTGCAAATAAGTGTTTTATAGTAAAACAAAATTCAGATAATCCGCTAAATTTGCGGTGATTTTTGTTGCCGTTTCAATTATTCTTGCTACCTTTGTAGTGTTCAACATACTACAAAGGCGGAACGCAAGAACCGCAAACAATCCGTTGGCGGTATTTTTATACCCTGACGGCTGACATATCGGCATTGCACCCCCGTGGAAATCTGTAATGGAAATCCAGCCTTTGTAGGTGTTGAACGACGGGAAAGGCAATGCCTTTTTCATTGCCTTATGTGAAAAGCCACCACACCCAAAGTGGCAATGTGTAATCTTTCATAAATCGTTCAACAATGAAAGACCAAGTGACTATCTTTGAAAATGCCCAATTCGGGCGAATCCGCACTTCCTTAACGAAAAGCGGTGAACCATTATTTTGCCTTGCAGATGTATGCAAAGCACTTGACCTTGGGAATCCAAGTCAAGTAAAACAAAGACTTCAAAAAAATGGGGTCATTAGTAATGAGGTCATAGATTCAATGAATCGCCCACAATTAATGAACTTCATTACCGAACCGAACTTGTACAAGTGCATCTTCCAAAGCCGTAAGAAAGAAGCCGAACAATTCCAAGATTGGGTGTGCGGTGAAGTGTTGCCAAGCATACGCAAGTCGGGCGGTTACATGGTTGCCCGACAAGACGAAACGCCGGAACAAATCATGGCACGGGCGTTGATGGTGGCAAAGGACACAATCGACCGCCAACAAGCGGCATTGAAGCAATCCGAAAACAAGAACTACTTGTTGCAATGCCAAAATGATGCTTTAACTTCAATGAATGAGGGTCAGCAACGGCACATCAAGGCTTTAATGCCCGGTGCGACATTCGCCAAAGCCGTTGAAACGTCCGAACATTCCATTTTGGTTGGCGAACTCGCCCGTATCATCAAGCAAAACGGCGTGGAAATCGGACAAAACCGCCTTTTCCAATGGATGCGTGATAAAGGCTACCTTTGCAAAAAGGGCGAAATGTACAACCAGCCCACGCAAAAGGCTTTGCAAATGGGCTTGTTTGAAATTAAAAAGACCGTCATAACCAAACCGAACGGAGATTCCCTTGTCACCACCACGACCAAAGTAACCGGGAAAGGGCAAATCTACTTCGTGAACAAGTTTCTTTTTGACGCTATCAACCAAGCGGAATTGGCAAAGCAAGCCGCACAAGCAAAGAAAGGGGGTGCGCAATGACCGTCAGCAAACAGACTGAAAATTTCATTGACTGCATGAAAACCATGCAGGAACTTTACACGAAAGTATATAAGTCGCTCAATGAAATATACAACGTGGATGATACGGAACGCATCATTGCCGACCAATTCATCATGGAATTTGACGCGCTCGAAAAGCGGATTGAAAACCTTGTCATTTCTTCCATGAAAGAAAGAATGTCTTGGGTCGATTCACAAGAAATTTGACTTAATGCAAGGGGCTGCATAAGTTATGAAAAACTTGTGCAACCCCTGCTTTATATTAGCCCCAATTATATACCTTTGTACAATGAATTAAAATATAACAAGTTATGGATAAGAAGAAGCAAGAAATGATAATGGCTATTGCCAAAGAGTACGGCTTTGATGCAATTGAAAAACTCTTTAATTGGAATGGTTATGAAGTCTATTCACCATACAATAAGGATGGAAGAATGCGTTTTATCGGGCAACCCGTGTTTATTCTCGTTAAACAAGGGCAAGCACGGGTCGCAACCGAAGAAGAATGGGGGCAATTCATCGAAAACCTGCCGGATTGATTCTTCATTGCCGTTTCTTTGTCGCTCCCGACACATAATGCGGATTTCCTCTTAAATTATCCACACGCAAAATTCTGATTCCTGTTGATAATTTGAATTTCTTTGCATAAGTCTTGAAATCCGTTATCACCCTGCCGCATTGTGGGTCGTAAACTCTCATTGTGCCGTCTTTGAACCTTTCCATCGTAATTATATGACCACTATTTCGTGAATTTTTCCATCCAAAGTCTATATGATAACGACCGGGCGTTGAAGTCATGTCCTCAAATTCTGACATCATTACCTTGAACGTCTTGTTCTTTATCTTGTAGCCATCGACATACCGACCGCCCGCACGTTGTTTCTTTGGCACATTCCCGTTATCATCAAGCCATGCTTTTTCGGTAGTATAGGAAAGTTCATACGGGATATTTCCTTTTCGCTTCGTGTTTTGGTTGGCTTCCACATCATATCCACGCCGCCGCATCTCGTAAGCGACAACACATGATTGGCAATTTATGTGATAGCCGCCGCCAAGCGTGAAATTCGGATTGCCTTTCAGCTCGTTTGCATCATCATGGTTCATCGCCGCCGCTTTGTGCATTCCAAGCGACTTTTCCATTTCATCTTCATTGTCGGCACGTGAAACATCATACTTGCCAATGATGGAATTTGCATCGGCTTTGGGCTTGTTGGCTTCATCAATAGCATCTTGAATCCGTTTCTTCAATTTATCCAACATTTCCTTGCATGAAGCCTTTGACATAATCCATTCTCTCTTGTCACTTGTGATGGTGGCAATAAGTTCCAACATATCGGTGACATCAATTTTGTATTTACGGGCATCCTTGATTGCTTGGGTGGCATCTGCAATGAAATTATTATATTCTTTCATTGCAGCATCAACACGACCTTGTAAAACCGAAATGGCATTGACAACGCCGGACGGATTGCGTTTTTGTATGGCATCATCAAGCACAAATGTATTTAGCCCCCATTCGTCACATAATGTGCGGATTGAGGATATTTGCGGCTTTAATTGGTCAAGCTGCTGTTGTACCGGGTCAATTTGCTTCTTGGTTTCAAAGTTCAACCCTTTGGATAACTTGCCATCCGTGAAGTTGTCTTTGATAAAATAAGGCGTTGAAGCCCAATTTGCTTGTGCTTCCACATGGTCTTTAACCCATTGTTTGAAGCCATCAGGAACATCAACAACAATATTTTTGGCTTCCATTTTCTTGTATGTCGTACCATGCAAAGCCGCTTTCAGGTCGCCCAATTCGTTTTCATCAAAGGTTTCTTCATCCATCAGAATAGGAACGGCATAACACATACATTGCGGATGCCACCCTTTGAACTTGAAATGCTTGGGATAACGCCCTTTCAACTTCTCGCATATATCACAGTCGCACAATGGTTCGTGATTTGACCGCTTGACCTCAAACCCGACTACGAAATCAAGTTTCTGCCAACGCAAGTAATCGCTTTCACGGTATGCCATATTGATTTCAGACCGTGTAAGCCGGGCGGCATTCTTTGCGCTTGACCTGTAAACGCCCCGTCCGGGGTGAAATGCCTTTGCCGCTTTCGACAACACAAGGTTGCCCCGTTTGTCACGCACACGGCGGAACAATCGGTTCGGCTCTCTCAAATTCTGCCGGACATCCCGTGAAAGTTGTGCCGCACTTCGACCCTCACCCAACCCGGCATCAAGTGCGGCTTCAAGTTGTTCACGGTATTGCCCAACATACTTCCAAACACGTTGTGAAAGGTTCATTCCCTCAACCTTGCGCCCCTGAAAGGTTTTCAAGGCATCCAAATTTTGGTCTTGCATCTTTTTCAATTGTGCCTTGCTCAACTTGGATGTATCAAGTATTGAGGAAATGAAGCCATCATTCTTGCTGCAAGCAAACAACCATTGCTTCTTTGACCCCGTTTCAATGACCGTTGTAATGCGGCTTGCAAGTTGCTTGGTGACACTTTGCATAACCGCCTTGACACTTGGATAATCATCGAAAGAAAACGGCTTGTCGGGGGCATATTTGCCCTTTGCCGCCGCCCTTGCTATTTCGGCGGTCGCCTTGTCAAACAAAGCATCAACGGCTTGCGTGTATTGCTCCGTTTGCCTGTAATGTGCGGCATCGAATGTCTGCACCGAAAATCGCTTTACTTTCTGCCTTTTAGCCATTGCCCCTTAATTTGAAGTGTTCGCATTGAGGGTCTGACAAGAACTTGCTATATTTCCCCTCTTTGTGGAAAGGGCATTTGCACATAAACAAATCCCCTTTCCAATCCTTTTCATGCCAATCATACGAATGCGTACAATCCCGGCATTGATGTTTCGGTGCTTCCTTAACAATCTTCCTTTTCATCACGCATCCATTTCAAGTTGTGGTTCACCGATTATGAAAGAATTTTCGGTTGTCGCTTGGTCTTTCAACTTCTGCATGGTCAATTCGACATTGCTTGAAAGCCCGGCTTTTTCGACCGATTCTTCTTGCGAAATCACGGGTTTGTTGCCGTTGGCGGTAAGCCAATAGTTAAGTTCGTCAATCTCGCTTGTAAGCATATACGGCACAATTTCGGGTTCAATGGCTATTGTTTCGCAATCCGATTCCAACGCATTGTTCATCTTGCCGACATAAGCAAGAATGACATTCACACGCCGTTGCAAATAATCATCGAAGATTTCCCGTTTGTCCTGCACTTTTAGATGGGCATCCATGAAAAGCAACTTCAACGCAATGCCGCTTATCGCCGAAAGCCCCTTGACCGCATCAAACGAAATGTCCGGCGTTTGGGTGATTGTGTAAATCATCTTCAAAAGGGTTTCAATCTCCAACTTGACGGCTTCCGGGGCGGACTGCCAAGACACGTATTGCATTGTCGCGCCATCTTCACCCTCAATGACCGCACCGCTTTCGCCTTTCTTTGCCCATCCCTTGATTAAACCCGTTGTGAAAATCTTGGGGCTTGCGTGATAGTCGTTTGTGTCGGCAAAGTTCGACAACAAGGTTTCCAAGCGGTCAATCAGCTTGTCCACATCTTCCGTTTCAAACTTGGGTTGGTGTCCGTAAATGATAGGGATTTTGCCTATTGTGATAGGCTTTGGATAGCCCGGCGCGGCTTCATACCCATTTGCCCCGTTAATCCACAACCAATGTTCCTTGTCCGTGAACGTTTCAAAGTAATCAACGGCGTTTTCCCCTGCATCCTTTCGGCTGAAAGCACGTGAAAAGGCTACCATGTCGCCCGTTTCGTCAAAATAGGGGTAAAGCATATCGCCGTAAGCGGGCGAAAACAAGGCGCAACGCAACTTGTGCTTTGAATTGAATCCATACTTCTTATTGGGCTTTTCGACCGTGTACCAATACTCCGCACATTCCTTGTAACCGAAAATTGAACGTCCGATTTTACGATTCAGTGAATTGCACTTCACATCATACAAAATGCGGTTCAAAGCATGAAGAATCAACGCTTCATTGTCATTGGTTGGGGTCGCATTGTAGTTGATTGGGTTGCCGAAACAGAATGAAACGGCACGGTTGATAATCAGGCGTTGAATGGCAAGGGCAATTCTTGCGACCTTTTCCGTCCTGTAATTGGTTCTTTCGCCATCAACCGTGATAATCTTTTGCGCTGATTCCGCTTCATCATCCGCATCAATCTTCACCCGCTTGTCCTTGCGAATAACCGGGTCGTTAATATCATGCAACTTGGGGTTAAGTGCCTTTTCCGCACGTTCCACATCGGGTTGCGGGATAAAACGGCAAGACTTCAATTCCGAAATCACATCATTTGCCGTTGCTTTCTTGAAAATTTCTTCGATTGGCATATCTGTTTTGTTTTATAGTGAAACACGTTAAAATCCAAAAAGACCCGCAACATCTGATTTACGGGTGTTTGCCCTCTTTTCGATTGTTCCCGTCAATGCGTCCGGGGCATCATCATGTTCATTTTGCCCGGCTTTCAAATAGCCGCATATCGCCTTGGCAAATTCAGGGAATAGGGTTTTCCAGCCTTGCGGCATGAATGTAAGGTTCTGCACCATTGCCGAATGTTGGTATATCCTCGTATCTTTGTTTTCGGTTTGGTGAAATGCCGTGAATGCCGTTTTGCCGTTGCCCATAAGTCGGCATTGCTTTTCAACATTGTTCTTGAAAAGGCGACCGCCGTTGTTCGCTTCGACAATGCACAAGGCAACGCCGTGTTTGGTCAGCATCTTTGCAAGTGCGGGTTCTGTGTACTCAACCGGGCGTGTCGTATAAAGTACATCCACAACATAATTGGCAACATCCGTTTCATCATAGACAATGGCGCACAAATAATCTGCGCCCGTGTCCGCCGTATCGACATAACATTTCCGCTTGACGTACTTTGTCGCCGGGCGAATGGTGTATTCAACAAAGCCGCTTTCGTACATAAGTCCGGCACGGGGTTGGGGGTCTTGTTGATAAAGGGATTCAAACACTTGGGGATTGCGTTTGCGTATCGCTTGCAGCTTCTTTAAGCTGTGTCTTTCTTCCCAAAGTGCTTCACCCTCTTTTCGGGGGTCATACTCTGTCGGCTTGCCCTCTTTGATAGCCTTGTAAACGACAACAACCCATCCATCGGGGTTGTCTTTCACATCATACACGCCTTGTTGCCGTAACAACGTACCCGCCAAATCATCTTCATGCCAACGGGTGAACACAATCAATTGTTGGGAATCATTGTGCAATCGGGTTTCCGCAACGGTATCATACCAATCGGACACCGATTCACGCACGATTGGCGACCATGCCGTTTTCGCATCCTTGTAAATATCATCCATGATAAGAATATCAACGGGTTCACCTGTCAAAGCACCACCGACACCAACCGTCTTGAAGCTGCCCCGGTGTCCTACAATCTCGCATTCATCCGCATTGCGCAACCAAGACCCGGCAATCGTGGTCACATTGGCGGCATTAAGGTTAGTTTCCGGGAATATCTCGTGGTATTCGTGGGTGTCGATTATCCTTTGGATTTCACGGTTGAACTTTCTTGCTTTGGGGGCATTGTAAGACACAATCGCCAACCGTTTTTCAGGGTCATTGCCAAGAAGAAAGGCGGGCAAACGCCTTGTTGAACCCTCGGATTTACCATGTTGGGGCGGCATGAACACCATCAATTTGCGGATTTTGCCTTGCGCAAAGTCTGTCAGAACCTTGTAATATCGGCGGTGAAAGTCCGCCGGGCGGAATGTGGGCATGGTGGCAAGGGTAAAACGCAACAAATCGGAACGGCTTTCACGAATAAGCCGTTCTTTCAATGCCTTACAATACCGTATCTTGTCAGCCCTTTGCGCCATTATTCTAACTTCCGTTGCAATTCCGCAATTTCATTATCCAATTCTTCATCCGACTTGCCCGCGAACAAATCCTTTCCATCTTTGCCCGTGACTTCCGTTGTCTGCCTGTTGCGCCAATGTTCCGGGTCGCCATTGGTAAGGGTGAATATGATTGCCGCTGTGTCCGCCTGAATGTGCTTCTTGGTGGTCGTTTGCTCCTTGATTATCGGCTTTGGGTTGCCCTTTTCATCCTTTTGCTTGCTTGGAATGGTCACAACCTTTGTTTCGGTCACTTCATAGCCTTGTATCTTCTTCAACAATGATTTCTTGGCTTCCTGCACAAAGAATTGCATCCGCTCATCCTTTGCTTGCTCAATAGCGGCGGCAAAGTCGGGATAATCATCAATCCATTGGTGATAAGTCTTGGGCGTGATACCCACTTGGCGGCATATTTCGGCAATGGTGAACGTGTCCGACTTGACAAGCCCGACAATCTTTTCAACTATTTTCTTACCGTATTTCGCCATGTTACGCCTTTTTTAGTCCATTTTTGTCACTTTCATAACTTTATTCTTTCAATTCGCATTTGAAGCCCCTTTCTTGCAACTCGTTGAATAGCAATGACAATTTGGCGACATCGCCACATTCAACAATCAACCTTGTATCAATCACCTTTTTGCCGGGGCTTTCTTCTTTATTCTCGTTTTCATCTTGGGCATCCATAGCAATGCCCCAATCTTCCGGGTCAAAATCGAACTTTTCCGCTTCCTGCATTATCAAGTCCGTGTCAAAAGAAAGGTTCGCTTTGCTTGTGGCGTTGTCCGCAAGGGCAAGTTCACGCCCCTTTGCCGAATCAAGGTCAATATCTTTTCGCTTGACCGCCACAAGTGAATTGCCGTCAGTTTCAACAATGATAACATTGTCAAAGCCAATGTCGGCGGCTTTTTCGGCTGTCTTGTTCCCGGCGATAATGCGGTTGTTCTTGTCGATAAGGATTGACCGACCAAGCCCAAATTCCCGTAAGGATTTATCCATCAGGTGTTCGCCAAACTCCGTTCCCTTGTTGAAATTCTTATTGTCCGGGATAAGGGTTTCAATACTCGCTTCGATTATTTTAGTAGCCATGACAACACGGAATGGATATTGAACAATACACAAACAATCAAGGCTACCAAAGCCCCGCAAAGCGCACCAATCATGATGAAGATAAAGTCCATCAATTCAACCGTGCCGTGACCTTTGGAATCCCACCATTCTTTGATTGCTCCGGCAAGGCTTCCGGCTACAAAACCAACCAAAGCCCCAAACAAGATACCTACAACAAGCGCAATGACAAAGCCGACATAAAAATGTTTCCGTTTATCGGGTTGTTTGGCGGCTTCTGCAAGGTTTTCCCATGTTTGAATGATACTTTCCTTTGCCTTTCCCCAAAAAGCCAAAATACGGGCTTTTAACGGGGCTTTTTCAAAGACCATTTCGCCCGAAACAAAGACGGGCGGTTGTGTTTTCCCCGAAAGGACACCAAGCCACACTTTACCGCCGAATAAAATGTTCATTCGTTCCTTGAAAGTCGGCTTCCAACAAGAAACACATTGTTTGCCGTCATTCCACACGTGCAATGATGAACATTCATTGTCTGACATGGTGGACGGCTTTTGCAATACCTTTGTGGATTGCGGAAAATCAATTGGTTTCATTTACTTTTGAATTTAGTTTGCAATGCAAATGCAAAAATAAAGGGTGTATCACAATGACACACCCTTTTAGAAAAAAAGTTAAGCACAAGTTATTCAACTTTTACCCGGATAGGCAAGCCCGAAAACACCCATGCAAGCAAAGCCGCATCGCGCCCGTCTTGATTGGTTCGCCCGGTCAATCCCGTGAATGAAGCCAATTCTTCATGCGTGATTTTTCGGTCTTTCCCTTTCCAACACTTCACCAACGGGGCGTGTGCCAAGACTTCAAGCCCGTAATGCTTGCACATTTCGATAATCTTGCGCCCTGTTTCATGGTTCGCGCCGACATCCTTTGCGATTTTTTCCGCCCGGTGTCCTTGCGCTTCATGGAAATTGCTTTTCCTGACCATCCACCCGGCTTCAACAACGACAATGACCGTTTCTTGCTTTTCAAGACTTGTCTTTTTGCAGAATTGCAAGTAATCCATCAGGCACGGAAAGGTCAAGTTTGACACTTCCAATTGCCGTGTTGTCGGTTTGAGGAACGCCACGCCCGATTTGTCCTTGTCGGGGTCAATGGCAATGATATTGTCATATCTGCATTTCATAAGCCACAAGCATTAAAACGGCAAATCATCATTTGCATTGTCGGATGGTTGGGGCTGTGCCGTCTGTGCTGCCGTTGCGCCCTGTTGTTGGCTTTCGCCTTTCAGACCGCACAAGGTTACTTCATTCGCATTGACATTGACGGCGATTTGGGTGTTCCCGTGCTTGTCTTGATAGGTCTTTAAGGACAAACGCCCCCGGACAAACACTTTGCACCCCTTTTTCAAGTATTGCGTAAGACCGCCGCCGTCACCGTACCAAAGGACGGACACCCACACCGTTGATTCATTCACGACCCCTTGGGCATCCTTTTTCCTTTCGGAATGGGCGACATTGAATGACACATACTTTTTGCCGCTGAAATCCTTGATTTCGGCATCATTCCCGATATTGCCAATTACTTCACATTGAAACATATACGTTTGTTTTTAAGTTATACAAATACTTTCCTTTTGTTATGCAAGTGCATTGCATTTGCTTTATCAATACGCTTTATTGTGCCGGATTGGGCGGCTTTCATTGTAGCGCATTTTCTGCATAATGTGCCACCACAAGTCTATATCCAAAGACTTTGCCCATTCATTGACATAAGCAATGCCGAATTGAATACGCTTTTCAATGCCTATCACGTCACGGGAAAGACCCTTGCACAAGGCAAATGCGTTTTCGGTAAAGCTGAACTTGTCGAATGCCCGGTAATATCGGCAAGGCTTCATTTTCTCGAAGTCAATTCCCAATGCCCCGGCAAGGTCGAAAAGGCGAATGGCGACATCCGCCATTTCATCTTCAACGGTGTTCTTTACTATTGCTTCAAACGCATCTTCAAATGCTTTGCCTTTCCCCATGTCCTGTTTGATAATCAGCTTTGCGCCGACCCCTGCTTTGTTACGCTTGCGGTCAGCTTCCACCATTTCGGCGATTTCGGTAATCACAAGCATCAAACAATGTTCGTTGCTTCTTTTTTCATCCCAAAAGCCGTGTTTTACGGCATTGGAATGCACTTTTTCGGTCAAATCGTTGTAAGTCATTTCTTGAAGTTTTATATGTTAATAATACCCGGTCAAAACAATTTTGGCGTGAAATGCGATAAGACTTGTTCTTTTGCCGCCTTGTAAAAGTCTTTCTTAATTTCAAATCCATAACCCTTTCTTTGTAGGTTTGCCGCCGCCAACAATGTTGTTCCACTTCCGGCGCAAGGGTCAATAACCACATCGCCGGGGTCTGTGAATATGCGAATCAACCGTTCAAGCAATGGGACGAGCTTTTGGGTCGGATGCACTTTGGGTGTTTCGTTATCCCTTATCCAATCAAAGCAATTAAAAACCATCCTGCCATCATTATTGAATTTGGGTAATTTGTCACGGTACAACAATATCCCATATTCACAATTGCCAACGACTTTCATATTTGCTTTCAACACTTGTGCGGAAAAGTTCTTTCGGAAAACAAGGTTGATGTAATGGTTAAAACCATATCGTTTGCCAAGTTCTATGTATTTGAATTGTTGTTCAAACTCGCAAAACACAATCATGCAAGGGGATTTCCCCGGTTGTTTAGGCTCTTTTATAAGCATCTGCGAACAAAAGTGCATAAATTCAGCCGGGCGAAAATCCTTGTCCGTATCGAAAAACTCCTTACCAGCCTTTTCCGATTCTCCGTTTTTGTTATCCCCATCGACATACCATGCCGGATTACTTGCATAAGCATTGACCCCCAAATTATAAGGCGGGTCGGCAATGATTAATTGCGCTTTCGGGATTCCATAAACTTTGAAGTTTTGGAAATGGTCATTGAATAATTCTATATTCTTCATCGTCTGTCGGTTACAATATCAAACACCGCCTTTGTTAAGTTTATGTCATATAAGGCATTGTGCAATGATTCACTTTCGACATCAACGCCAAGCGTTTTGGCGACCGTGGATAACTTGAAATTCTCCATGTCAGGGCGGCGGGTCGCAAGATATGCGGATGCAAGCACCATCACATCAATTGTGTTCGACCAAAACCAAGAACCAAAGTATTGGTCGCCGTTCTGCAAGAAGAATCCACGCAAAAATTGATTGTCGAAAGCCGCATTGTTATAACCGACCAAGAAGAACTTGTCTTTCTTGTTGTACTTATCGACATACTTTTCAAGCATCGCAACAAATTCGGAATATACTTGTCGCATTGGCGGGTATGCCAACACTTGTTCACGTGTTACCCCTGCAACTTTCAAGGCTTCATCTTCGATTATCGCCCTTGGGTTTGGTTGAACGTGAAAGTCGAATTGTTCTTTGGAAACACCATCAATCACGATTTCACCCGATATTTGATGGATTCCATTCTTGCCGGGATTTACCCCGGTCGTTTCAAGGTCAAAGAATAGTAACTTCATTGTTTTTTTTGTTTTATAGTGAAACATTATTTTCTAAATCTTCGATAACCATTGTTCCCATATTCTGCTTGCGACTTGCGCCATCATCACGGGTGGCACGGACATTCCGCACACATAATGGGGTTTATTACCCGCAAAATTGTAGTCTTGTGGAAATGTTGCAATTGTCGTCACTTCTTGGGTCGAAAGATAAAACGGTTTATCATAATGCACCGTTGAATCTTCTTTTCCCGTAAGAGTATTGCACACACGGTCAAGGAATGCAAATTGCGTGTTGAATGTCAATCGCCGTCCATAAAGCCTTGTTGTTACATCACCAAAATCATCATCGGTCGGCAATCTTGATTCCCATCTTTTCCGCATCTCCTTTGATTTTATTTCACGACCAACGCCCGCAACGACATCGGAAAACATAATTGGTGCTTCTTTGAAGTCAAGGTCTAATTTCGGCACATCATTGAAAAGGCTTTGCATCACCAAAAATGGGGTTGCAAGGTCTTTCCGTAAACAGATAAAGAAAACCCGTTCACGCCGTTGCGGAACACCCATCTTTTGTGCATCAAGCAACCAATGTTGGCAATAATACCCGGCATCCTCGAAGCCCTCGTATATCCGTCTTACATAATCCTTGGCTTCACCAAGCAACAATCCCTTGACATTTTCGGCGACAACGACTTTGGGTTGCAGCTTCTTTGCAAGGTCTATGAAGTCGAAAAACAAGGTGTCTAAAACTTGTTCGGCTTGCCCCTCTCTAAACTTCTTCATTTTGCCCCAACTTTTTTCACGCCCGCAATTCACACCAGCCATCGAAAATGTAGAACAAGGCGGCGACCCGTCCAAAATGTCAAGATTGTACAATTCGGGCGGTAAATCCGTTCTATCCTTGAATGTCTGTATCGGTTCAAGGAAAGGGAACTTGGGGTTGTGGTTCTGACAATATGCGTACATCATGCGGTGGTCTATCTCATTGCACCCGATTACATCGAACCCGGCAAGTTTGTAACCCATAGAACTGCCCCCCCCACAAGCAAAACATGAAAAGACCGCCCCTTTGTCTTTGGTGAAGTGGGCATCTTTCAAAGTCCAACGATAATCGAATTTATGCGGTTTCATTTGTTTTATTCAATATATTGTTTACCCTTGTCGCCATATCCCGGAATTGCGGATTGTACTTGAAATCATCATCATACTTCCGCAATAAATGAAGCATCGAAGAATGGTCACGGCGAACATACTTGGCTATCTGTGTCAGTTTCATTTTTCGCTTGCGGCAATGATACACGAATATCATCCGGGCAAACACCCCGTCACGCTTGCGCGACTTGGTGATATATTGATTGAAGCGTAACCCTGTCACTTCATGGATTGCATTTTGTATGCGCAAGATTGCCTTGTATTCATCATTTAGAATGATTATGTTTGATTCAAACAATACATCCTTGCCCGTGCGGTTGGCAAAATCAAATTCTATTGAAGCCCCGGTTGAAGTAGTCCAATTATCCATCATGTAGATTGCATCACACGAATGCAGCATTTCAATATCCTTGCATAAATGCTTTATCCATTCTTCATGGGTCGCAAGACCATTCTTTAACGGGTTTATCACTTCAAAGCCAAGTTCCGTCAATAAGGCTTCCGCATCTTCAAACCTTTGTTCGGCTTCCTTATAAGGCAAGCCGCTTATCTTTCCTGAAATGTATATCCTCATGGCTGCAAGTTCTTTTGATGGTTATGCAAAAACTTATTCACGAAATACACTTGACCCTTGCCCGTTACCTTGGTCGTGTTGGATATAAGAGTGTCGCCGTTTGGCTTCTGAATGGTTGTTTTCTTTATCTCGAACAAGCCCATTTCCATTGCCTTTTGGGTCGGTTGATTGTACCTTTCACCATATTGGCACAAATAACCGTTGTCACGCATCCATTGGAAAAGCCGCTTTTCGCCCGTCTGAACACCGTTTTGGCATATTATCTTGGCAAGTTCACCGATAAGCACGGATTGTTTGGCGGTTTCAACCGCTTGTGAGAATAGGACACGGGGTGCATCGGCTTCAATCTGCTTTTGTTGCCGCTCGATTTGTTCCGCCTGTGCCGCTGCAAGGCGTAATGCTTCCGAAAAAGTTTGAGGGATTGCCGGATATTGCGGTTTGACTTGTTGAAATGCTCTTTCCATTTTGGAAAACATATCAATAAAAGCCATCTTGAATTGGTTTGCTTTTTCTCCATTCCAACGCATAACCAAGGCGCAAAAGCCCTCTTTGGTCATTAGAAATATAGGTTGCTGTTTCCCTTGTGAATCATAGTAAGTTGATTCACAAAATGTTTGGCGGTTGGCTAACAAGTTAGCCGACATCATAATGTCACGGATAGACCTTATCACGTTTTTATGTTGCCGCCCGAACACCTGTGCGACTTTCAAAGAATCGGTCACGGGTGTTCCCTTTTCGGTCTTATAGACCACATCTTGTTGAATGATAATACCGTCCATTGTTATATCGTTTATTAGTTATTTATTCCGCATCATCATCAAAATAATCTTGGTTTTCATCCAAGAAAGCACCCAACGCATCATTGCAATATAAACCCTCGCAAATACTATCGCATAGATGGTCGATTTCGCCTTGTTTCCACGGGCAATAATCACATAAATCATCGCCCAATGTCTGTTTCAATTCTTCATTTGCCATTTGCTTCAAGTTCTATCTTTGCAATTGCTTTGAGTTCTTGAAGCCGCTTTTTCAACACTTCCACTTGTTCATCCATTACCTGAATGGCAATTTCGGGCGATATGTTGAAAATGCGCATTGATGAACATATACCATCGGGAACGCCCAATTGCATACCCTTTCCATATTTGCCGAAACTTGATTCATTTTCAGCAATGGGGCGTTGGTCTTTTTCCGCACGTTCACGCGCCTTTTTGACTTCCTCGCACATTTCGGACTTGATTTTTCCGATTTCTTCAATCTGTTGGTGGCAATTGTAAATTTGCCTTGCTGTTTCTTTTGTTATCATAGTTGTTAAATTTTACGTCTGTCTTTTCCTTTGATTTCAAAATAGTTGCACATTTCCCGAAGTCGGCTTGCCACACGGTCGCCATACCTGTTGGATAATGCTTCACCGTTGATTTTAAGATTTGAAGTGATAAGGGTTAATTCATTGGTCTTGTCACCTCTGTATTCAAGCACATTCCGCATCACATCAAGGCGATTGCCCATGTACATTGATTCTTGCGGCTCGCTGCCTAAATCCTGAACACCAAGAATGCCTTGTGTCTTGAACCGTTGGATGTTCCCATCTTCAATGAACCTGTCGCAAATTTCATCCGCTCGGAACGTCACCCACCACAAAGGGCGTGTCGTGTTGTTGTCTTTCTCCATTGACACCCGGAAACCCCATGCGGCACTATATGCAAGCATGATTTCAAGACACCATGACTTGCCCGAACCCGTGTTTCCGGCAATGTAGATACCGCGTTTCAAATGCCCCGGAACAACTTGCCTTGTGTCAGGGTCAAGACATTGCATTGACGTGTCGCAATGACACCATTTGATGAAGTTTTCGTAAGTGAAGCGGTTTTCATCGTCAATCACGAACTTTGGATTCCGGCTTTTGCCGATTGCTTCAACTATCTTCAATGCTTCTTCGACATCATATTGCAAGTATTGGTAACGGGTAATGCCGACAAACAACCCACGTTGCTTCACGGCTTCCAAAATGCGACCGACACTTGGCATCTGCACTTTCACGGTCTTTTGCTTGCCGTCCTTGTCTGTTATGGTATCTTTTATATCCATTCGTCATTGCATTTTTTTGTTACACTTGCTTTTCTTGCCGGGCGTATATTGTCACGTTTCGACCATGTAACAACCGCCATCCGCCAATCTCTCATCTTGTTTTTGCCGACCATCCAACCTTTGCTTTCGTAAAACGCAATGAATGCTTCCGCATCAACTGAATATCCTTTTTCTTGAATGTAGGATTGCACTTCTTCAAAAGTAGGGGGGCGAAACCGCTTGGCGGGTTCGCTCTTTTCTTTAATACTTTCTTTTATATTATCCTTTTCTTTTATTTCCTTTTCTTTATGTCCTGCATTTGCATTGCTTGCGCATTCGACTTGCATTGCTTGTGCATTTGATTTAACTTGATTATTAATTGCTGCTTCTTGTGCATTTGCTTGACTTTCAAGATTTTTTCGCCACCTTTCCAAAGCTGCCAACTTGCGTTTGTCCGAAATATCCTTTCTCCTGTTCAAACGGTTCAAAACAGATTCAGACCAAAATTTTTCACCATCATTCTTGAATAATCCGTAATTGTAAACAAGCAAATCAACCACCTTGCAATCCACGTGTAAAGCAAATGCAATGCTTTTGCATGAACGCAAAGGCAATGTTCCGCCTTGCTCGTATAATTGTTCTATGATGCACCAAAATACGCCGATACCCTCAACACCAAGGTCAATCAACACGTCTTGCAATTTTGGGTCATTCCGGGCATTGTAATCATGTTGGAAATAATACACTTCTTTCATCGCTTAACGTGTTTTTGTGATTCACCGATACCGAACAACGCAAAGTCATATTTACACGGGTCTTGGGGGTCAAAAACCGCCAAATTCCGGGTCAGTTCCTCAACGGTCTTACGGTCGTTGCCTTGGCGTGTAATCAAGCCCAATTCACGCCCCACACGGGCGACATGAACATCAAGGGGCATCATCAATTGACTTGGCTTCAAGTTATGCCAAACGCCCAAATCAACAATTCCATCTTGACGGCATAACCAACGCAACATAAGATTCAGTCTTTTGCAAGGTGAACCACCCTTGTGCATGTTTGGTGTCGGGTCAGATATATGCTTTGAGTATTCACCGCCATTCGCTTGTGCGAACAATTCACGCAATCTTGAAAAACCATCCCAAACGGTTAAGTCACCTTGTCCGAAAGCGATTGCCAAAGTGTTGCTTGTCAGATACACAAATTGCAAGCCCCGACACATATACGCCAAATCACGACCAAAAAATGTGCGGTGAATGTTGCATTTCGGGTCTATGTGTTGCCAACTTCCGTGCATCACAAAATTATAAGGCTTGCCATCCATAATGTCAAACAACATCTTTCGGCAACCGTTCATTATCTGTTTTCTATTGCCCCAAGCAATTGTCGAAGCAAGGAAAGCGGCAATTTCAATATCTTGTTTGGATTTACCCAAGAAACAACGTGGAAATGCCACCGGGTCATTCTCCATGAATGCCGTTGTGTTATACCTTGCCACAAGGGATTCCAATGTTATTTTCAAATCATTCATTGTTGCGATATTGAAGCCCCCGACCCGACAAGCAAGCCGGGGGCATTTTGTTAAACTTCAATGATTGCGATTTCCGGCGCAATCTCCCTTATTTGTTCCAATTGTTCATCAATAACCTTGTCACGCAAATCTTCAAGCGTTACTTGTGCGCCCGGCGACAACAACACAAAGGCGACTTCACGCCCGTTCACCTGTGCGAATGTTTCCACCTCTATTGTTTCGGGCGGCATACCCTTGAAGATGGGCATTTGGATGGTGAATGATTCCGGCAAGTTAGAATTGACCACTTGGGCGAAATTGTCCGTGCGGTTGCCGTTTTCCTTGACCGCCCTTTCAATCTTGTTATTCACATCGGCGGTGAAGTTCATCAGGCTTGAAACCAGCTTCATGTTTTCGTTGCGGTCGGCAAAGAATGCCCGGTTCATCTTGATAAACAAGCCAAGTTCCGTGGGTGTCCAGACTTTGCCGCCGTTAATGCCAAATTCAATGAACTTGGGGTTGTAACTCAATTTGCCCGTTATTTCACCACGCCTGTATTCATCCGCTTCATTCGTTATCAAGGTGATTTCGATTGATTCACGGTTTACAAGCACAAGGCAATCTTTTTGTTCAAATTGCCCGGTGTTAATTCTCTTTTTGAGGTATTCAACGACCGCCCCGATAACACCTTTCAAGTTAGTTTTAACGGGTGCTTTGGGTTCAAGTTCTTTCGCTGCTGCACCCTCACGAATGACAAGTTCCGCTTTGCTCATTCCGGGCGCAAGGTTGATTTGCAATTTTTCATTATCCATGATTCAAAAATTTAGTTGTTAATTGTCCGTTCCTGTTTTGGGGTTAAGATTGCGCACCACGCCAAAAATGGTGGGTTGCAGTTCGTCAGCGGTCGCCGGGCGGCTCTCAATCAACTTGCCGTCTTTGTTGTAGTACCCGGTTTCCTTTGTTTCTTGGTCGGTGAACCTGTAACACGTTTCGGTTACATATTCCGCCTTTGCCTTGATATTTTTAAGTAACTGCTTACATTCTTCCCTCAATGGTTTTAACTGACCTTTGAAAGTTTCCATTGCGACTTTCTTTTCATCTTCGATTTTGTCTATTTCAATCGAAAGATTAGTATGCCTTTCTTTATGCCCTTGCAATTCTTCCGGGCTGTATGGCTTCATGTAGCCCTTTTGTTCGCAACCATCGCAATTGTCTTTCAAGAATGCTTCACGTTGAATCGGGTTCTTGTATTCTTGCCCAAGTTCTTTATCCATATCTTATCCGTTTTACTATGAAACACCTGTCATTTGAAAAGGAACACTTCGTTGTACAAGTCGGCGAACATTTCACCGAATTGGCGGGCGCGATTTGCGGTCTTGAAGCAAAGCCGAGAACCGCAAGCGTATTCGTAGCCGTATTATACGTATACGCAGACACGAACCCCGCAGCATCCCGGTCATATACAAACCAAGGGTAATACTTGTATTGGTCGGTGTTGCTGAAATCCGGCACGAAATCATCCGCCTTGTTCCATGCTTCCGCAATGGTGAACAACTTGTTCAATGCGGCAAGTGCTTTGAGGTGTCGCGGGTTCATTTCATCAACCAAGTGGGCAACGCCGGACAAATCCAAGCAATTGTTCGATTGCAGCTTCTTTGTTACGTTAAAATCCGCATTCGGCTTGCCGCCAAGATACTTCCGGGCTTCCTCATAGTTGGTCACAAGCTCGTTGATTTCCTTATCCTCGATTTCATCAAGGGTGAAATCAAACGGGGTCAAATACCCCTCATCGTCCGAATCCAAATCTTCGTTGTTGTCCTCAATGTAACCGTCCATCACATCAACGGCTTCAACCTTTGAATCAAACTTTCCAATGGCTTTTTCAATGCCTTTTTGTCTTAAAAGAAACTTCTTCATACTCTGAAAATTAAAATGGTGATTTATTGAAATTTGAAATTGTCATTCCACTTTCCGCAATGTGGATGGTCTTGCCCGTTGCTTCTTCAATTCCTTGCTTGAACTCCTTTGCATTCGCATTGCCATCCGAAAGGTGTATCAAGACAATGTTGTTCACGCCTGACAAGTCGTTTGCAAGCAATGTTTCCCGGCAAGTGTCAAAGCTGCAATGGCTTTTCATAGTCCTTGCCCGTAATGCCATCGGCAATTTGCCCGCTTCAACATTGGCATCCAATATGTCTTGACGGTAATTGCATTCAATCAAGATGTTGTTCAATCCCTGAAAGGTGTAATGCAAGTAATATGTATCAGTCGCGAACAAGACCAAGCCGCATTCATTGTGGTAAATCAAGAATCCGAAAGGCTCTTTGGCATCATGTTGGGTTGCGAATGGCTGAACCTTGAAATTGCCGATTTTGTACATTTTCAATTCATCCATCACCCGGACAAGCCGGGTTTGCGGCAAATGCAATGCGTCTTTCGTACCTTGTGACATATAGCACGGAATTTGCGCTTCAAGGCACTTTCCGGCGTGTTTGGCGTGGTCGCCATGCTCGTGCGATATGATTACACCAGCAATGCGGGAAATGCCGAAATTGACCGCCTTTTGCACGTCCTTGAACGGAATGCCGCATTCTATCATCAAGCAATCATCGCCATTGTCAAGCAAGTAACAATTGCCCTTTGAACTTGAACCCAAAATTTTCAATTCCATAGCCTTTCGGATTTTGATTGTTAGAAACCGGGTTGGGGTTGTGGTGTCGGCGATTGTGCCGCTTCATCATTCGCGGGCGCGGGTTTTGCATCATCCACCGCCTTGATTTCGCCCGTTTCCGGGTCAATTATTGTCGCCGTGGTCTTGTCGCTTCCTTGCGCCAAATCAACCCCGATTTGCACCTTGTTGGCGTTGTCGTGCTTTTCGGCTTCAACTTCCGCCCCGACTTCCTGATAATCGACATCGACAATATCTTGGTATTCCTCAACGGTACGCATACCCATTGACAATTCGGGGGCATAAGCACTTGTCCAGAATGAAGCCGCACGATACATTAGCATCTGTTTGGTCATGGTCTGCCATTTTGAACCGTTCTTTGTAAACCAACCCTCTTGGATTGCAAGGCGAATTGACACGGGCGAACTTTCCAAGACTTCTTCCGAACCCTTTGCGCTCGTATAGGCGACACACTCAATGTCCATCATCTTGCGCCCGTCAAACTGCTTGGTCGCGGCTTCATTCTTGTAATAGCCCCGTCCGTTCTGACCGTTCACCCATACTTTCGTGTATTCGACATAATCAACCATGCCAAGCATCCCTTTTTCGGTGAAGCGGTATTTCAAGGGCTTGAAGCGTCCGCAAGTGTTCACGGTGGCGACAAGGAATTTTGAAGACCAAGACGGCTTGCCGTATATCGGCACCATGTTTTGCATGACCATCAAGGGGCTTGCGCCGATACGTTGGGCAATCTCAATGGCAATCATGCAATTTGCCATCGCCTTTTCGATTGGGTTTTTGTCCGTCACCTTGTACATATCCGGCACAAGTTCCGAATTGGCAAACATCCTGCACACACGTTGCATTGTTTCAAATTGCACCGGGTCAAAGAAGTTGAACCCGACTTGCACGGGGGCGGCAACCGTCAATGCTTGCCCCTGCTTTTCTGTTTTCTGAATTTCGTTCATATCTGTTCAATTTACTTGTTGATGAATAGTGTTAGATACCCCCCCCCCGAATTTTTCAATAAGTTCTTTCAAGGCGGCTTCTTTTACTCCTGCCGTAATAAGTTCCTTGCCTTTTTCCTGCAACGCTAATGCGGCGATTGATTCAACGACCTTTCCGCCATGCCCCATGACCCCCACAATCTGTTTTGTGCCATCCTCACTTTCCACGGATTCGGACGCAAGGATTATAAGACCGCGCTTTACACCATCCTTTTCACTTGTCATTTCTGACATCATACGTGCGAATGTTTCCACCTGTGAAATAAATTCGCCTTTCTCAATTTTCTTTTCCATTGTTGCGTTATTTATTTGATTGTTAAAAAGTTGTCCTTATTGACAACAAGGTTGATAATCTGACTTTCTGTTTCGATAATATCATTGACCGATTCCCGGTTATCAATGAATATCGGGGCGCAAACGCCATAGAACTTGCACAACGTGTTGATTATGTCAAGCCCGGCATTCATTTGCCCGGCGGTGTTCGCACTTGGATAAGGAACACCATCAATCAATGGAATGCACGTTTCAACGGCATTGTTTTCAAGGGTGTAATCGAATAAGCGGAAAGACACGTGCTTGAACATCCCGTTAATGCGACTTTCACATTCGTCAATCTTGGTCTTGGTGAATTGCTCAACCGTGTATTCTTCTTTTTCAGCATCGGCGATTTGTTGGGCAAGGTCTTTGCCTTTCTTTTCAAGGTCTTTGATTTCATCTTCGTAACGCCTGATTGTGTCACGATTGGCAAGACGCTTTTTCAGTTCATCACGGGTCTTGTTCAACTCTGACTTTCTTTCTTGCGCCTTGCTCGTGTCGGCGGAACTTGCTTGTTCCGTTTTGATGGTGGCTTCAATTTCCTTGATTTCCGCTTGCTTTTCGACCCATTCCGGGATTGATTCAGGAACAACGGCGGCGGCATCAACAAGCGGCAAAGACACAAATTCGGCTTTCAATGCGTCAATGGCTGCTTGGATGGAAACAACACTTGCGTTGGATGTTTCAATGTCCTTTTTCACATCCTCGATTTCCTTTTCAAGTTCCTTGATTCTTTCGCCAATTCCCTTTCCCTTGGCGGTTATCTCATTGCATTTGTCGGCTTGTGCTTTTGTGAAAACATCCCTTGCCTGTTCAATCATTGCGGCGGGCAATTCCTGCTTGCAATGGGGGCAAGTGGTTTCACCCTCATAGACTTTGCCGTTTTCCTCAAACCAACGCTTGCGCAAGGTGTCTTGCTCCGACCTCAATTTTTCAATCTCTTTTTCAAGCCGTTCTTGCTCCTTTTGTGAAGAAGATAATTCACGCTTGGTGGTCGCCAATTCCCTTTCCTTCGCCTTGATATTGCTTTCCAATTCACGGCGGCGGGCATTGGCTTCAAATGCGGCTTCCTGTGCTTCCTGCTTTGCCTTGAAAATGATTTGTTGGCACTCTGATTTCAAGGTATTCACCGCCTTTTGCTTTTCCTGTTCCGCTTCATATTCCTTGCGGATTGCGGCGGTTGCATCACTGATTGCCTTGTCAATGTCCTTGATTTCATCGTCAATGACTTGGATTTGCACTTCAAGGGCGTTGAAATCTTCATTTTCGGGCATCATCTTATAAATTTGGTCAATCCTTGGTTGGACTTGTGCCAAATCATCTTTCAAACGCTTCTTCCGTGCCGAAATTTCGGCTTTGAAGTCCGAAAGTGACTTACCGCTTATCTTGTCAAGCAAAAGGGCAAATTCGGGCTTCATTGAAGCAATTTCGGCATCTGTGATTGTTCCGGCAAGCTGAAAAAGTTGTTCCCGTTGCAGCTTCCACGGCATATTGACAAAGAATGCCGGGTTGGTTATCATCTTGAACACGGATGAATCAATGATTGCTTCAATCCTTTTGGCGTATTCGCCGACATTGACCGGGGTTTCATTCCACCAACATTCGGTGTGGTTGCCCTTGAACACCCTTTCGACTTGCCCACGGGGTTTTACCCAATCTTCAATATAGGCACGTTTCAAGCTGATTTCCTCACCATCAACGACAATGACACCCGAAACGCTGCATTCAACGTTGTGCAATTCCTTGCCGTCAATGCGTGTCTTGATTTCGTAATCCTTTCGGTCTTTGGAATCCTTGCCGAAAAGAAGCCAAATGAAAGCATCGAAATGCCTTGACTTACCCAAACCGTTGCCACCTGATATTGTGGTGACATCCGGGTTGAAATTCGTTGTCCGTTCCTTTTCACCCTTGAAGTTGCAAAGGGTCAAAGATTTTAATGTTACCTGTTTCATTGTTGCGTATTATTTATTGTTATTGTATAGTTCCAAAGCAAGGTCGGCATCGACAATGATAATTCGCCCGTTTTGCTTGATTGCCCGGTCAATCCGTCCGCTTGCCTTGATTCTGTTTGCCGTTGTCATACTGCAATTGAACACTTGGGCAATCCCGGCGATACCATAGACATACCGTTTTTCGGGCGCGGTCGGTGCTTGCGGTGCTGCCTTGTCCGCTTGCGCGGATTCTATCAACTCCATCAATTCGCCAACCGTCAAGTCGATAATCCTTGTATTTGGGTCAATTTTTATCATACTTCATCATCCATTTCAGGCAAAAGCCCCTTTGATTCCCAATACTTCGCAAGCCTGTATGCGACATACCCGAAAAGGGCGGCAATCGTCTTGCTGATAAAGAAGTCCTTAAACCATGTTTCTTGGTTTATTGGTTCGGATGTTGCGCATATCAACGCAAGCACACCGAACAAACCGACAATGGCGATTCTGACTTGTTTCTTTGTTTCTTCTTTCATTGTTGCGAAATTTTTAGTTGTTAGTTAAAATTCGACCGTTGCAAAGTCATCTTCAAACTTCCGTCTTGACCTTGCCACCCGAACCGTCCGGCAAGTGTTCCTTGTGCGTACTCTGATTGCCACATTGTCGAAATTGAAGATTTGCGGTATCAGCAAGGCGACAAGTGTTGTTGCAATGAACTTGCGTTTCAGGGGCGACAAGTCAAAGGAAATGTGGAATTTCGTGCAAAACCACCATGCGGATAATTCATTGACTTTGGAACACCCGGTTTTCTCATATATGTTCCGGGCGTGATTCTCCACCGTCCGTTCCGAAATGAAAAGGCGTTCCGCAATGTCTTTCTTGCTTGCGCCCCATGCGAACAATTCCGCAATTTCGGCTTCACGCTTGGTCAGGCTTTTTGCTTCCATATCACATTCCCCAAACGTCCTTAATCCCGTAATCGGCAAAGACGGCTTCAATCGCCTTTGCTTCCGAAACCTTGGGTTCGACCTCACCTTTCAATCTGTTTAAGAATGCCATTCGGGTATTGATACCCAAAGCCGCCATCAGCTTTGCCCGGCATTCGGAAATGTCGCCGTTCTTGACTTGCGACCATCCTTTGTTGAATGAAAATTGTTCTTTACTCATATATGTTTGAAATTAAATGTGTTCAAATCCGCAACTTTTCGGGTTTGCTTTTGGCATTCCGCAAAAAATGACGTAATTTTGCTATTTGCAAACGCTCCTTAATGCTTTACCTTTGCATTGTGGAACTTTACGTTTGCAAAGATACGGCATATTGCGTGTAAAACCAAACTTTTTCACACAAAATTGCGTGTTAAAATTTAGTTTATTTTGTAAGTCGTTGATTATGAATGATTTGAATATAAAAGAAATTCGTGAAAAATTAGGTGTATCGCAAGAAACCCTTGCGGAAATGGTCGGCGTACACCCTCGAACCATTCAAAATTGGGAATCGGGCACGAAAATACCAAGGTCAAAACACGCAATTTTGCGTGACCTTGTGTTGAAGCCGCAAAATTACGCCGGGGGTGAACAACAAAATGTTCACGGCGACAACATCAATGGCAACAACGTAAAGGTTCACAAGACCGACACCGACAAACTGTTGGAAATCCTTGCAAGCAAAGAACAATCTTTGGCAAAGGCGCAAGAACACATTGACAAGTTGTTGGAAATAATAGGGAACTTAACGAAAGGGCAATGATATGGGAACAATAAAAATCAAGGTCAATGACTATTACGGCAACCCGTCTTATTATTCGGTCATGCCGCAAGAAATTTTTGATGAACTCGAATTGGCAAGCCTGAAAGGTGAAGAATATACGACCGTGAACAAAGACCAGTTCGACACAATGATTATTGAATATGATAAAAAGATGAAGCAATGGGAACAATCAAAAGTATAACATTCATCGTGTGTTGCTTGCTGCTTGCCGGATGTATGAATAACGCAAGCAAGCAAGTTCCACAACACGAACAACAAGAAAAGTATGCCTTGCGTGAAATGTTGGATTCTTGCTTGCAAGCCCAACCGAATGCAAACAACAATGATGTAACAAGGTCTATTCTTGCGGACACATTGAAATCAAAGTTTCAATGCTTCCGGGGGCATTCATTGCCCTACATTGAAGATTTGCCGTTTCAATATGAAATGTGCTTGAAGTACCCACAAACACTTGAAACCGACATTGAAAAATACGTTGTGAAATTCGGGTTTGGTGACGTGACATCAAAATGCGAATTGTCCGACAAATACGAAACGACCTTTCAAGTCTTTGCGATATTGGACAAAGAAACGGTCGCGACACTCGTTGATGGTGCTTTGTATCATATCAAAGGCACGTTCCGGGATTTTGCGAACAATTCAGCGGAAACGGGTTTCAAGTTGCCAAGCGGCAAATGCCTTGTCGATTATCCAAGTGTGGGTGTTTCTGCCTTTGGCGACAAACCTTTCATTGACATGGGAACATTGGTGATTGATAGTCTTTCATTTACACAAATCAAGCAACAATGAAAAAGAGCATCAACCCACAAGCAATGGCAATTCAACGCCGTTTCTTTGAAGCATTGGACTTGGCTATCTCATTAGGCAAGATAACCGGGTTGAAAGGCTTTTGCGCTGACCACAACTTGAACCGAACCAAGTATTCACGCATAAAGAACACCCTTGACAAGCCTTTGGATGAAACGACTTATAAAATGATTGATTTGGACGCACTTTCGGCGATTTGCACGGACTTTGGCGTTTCGCCTGAATGGTTGTTGCTTGGTCGGGGTAAAATGCTTAAATCGGACAAATAATGCACATTCAGAAAGGTATAAAGTTCTTGCTTCACAAGCGCAAGGCGGGTGACACGCAAAATCTATCCATCCGAATGCGTGTGACATTGCGGGGGCAAAGACCGCTTGATTTCCCAACCGGGCATAACATAGACTTGAAAGATTGGGATGCGGACAACCAATGTGCCTTGAAATCGGCAATCGGGGCGGCTGACATCAACCGCACCATTGACGAATGGAAAGCGATAATGAATGAAGTGTTCGCAAGATATGAATTGCTTGAAAAGCGTGTTCCGACATTGGGCGAAATCAAGGATTTGTTCAATGATATGGTCGGACGCAAGACCAAGACAAATGAAAGCCTTGCAGACCCGAACTTGGATTTGTTTCAAGTGTTCGACTTGTTCACCGAAACAATGGGGATGCAAAACCAATGGACTAAATCGACATTTGAGAAATTCGCGGCAATCAAAAGCCATCTTCACGATTTCGACCCGAACTTATCATTTCCGGGCATAAATGAATCGAAGATGCAAGCATACCTTTCTTATTTAGAAAAGAAAGGATTGCGGAACACGACCATTGCCAAGAACCTTGCCTTTGTCCGTTGGTTTTTGCGTTGGGCGCACAAAAAAGGGTATTACAATGGTGATATGCAAGACACGTTCAAACCGAAGTTGAAAGGCACGGATGGCAATTCAAAGGAAATAATATACTTGACCCAAGACGAAATCAAAATCTTGGAAAACCACCAGTTCTTGCCCATGCAAGCCGCGCTTGAACGTGTCCGGGATGTGTTCTTGTTTTGCTGCTTCACGGGATTGCGGTATTCGGATGTTGCGAAATTGAAGCGGTCGGACATCAAAGACGGCTTCATTGTCGTTGTGACCAAAAAGACGGTGGACGGATTGCGCATTGAACTGAACAAGCATTCGCAAGCCATTCTTGACAAATACAAGGACATGAAATTTCCAAAGGATTTGGCGTTGCCCATCATATCGAATGTGAAGATGAATGCCCGCTTGAAGATTCTTGGGCAAGTGTGCGGCATTGATGAACCGACACGCATTGTCTATTTTCAAGGCGGTGTCCGTCATGAAGAAGTGTTCCCCAAATGGGCTTTACTGACCACACATTGCGGACGGCGCACGTTTGTTGTCACCGCCTTGCAACTTGGCATTCCAAGTGAAGTGATTATGAAATGGACGGGTCACAATGACTTTTCGGCAATGAAACCTTACGTCAAGATAGTAGATGAATTGAAAGCAAAGGCAATGTCAAGGTTTGACGGTCTGTAATGTACACGAATTGCCCGGCTTTGCCGCGTACACGATTTTGTACACGATTTTTGGGCATTTTCATGGGATTGTGTGGTATTGTAGAATATCACCATTTTGGGCGAACAAGAAAATTCATTTAAGCGACAAGGATTTTGGCATTGTATGATATTCTATGATATACAAGTTATTAGTGCCTCTCTCTCCGCCATGAAAAGGTGTTTATCAAGCTATTATGCGATAGACACCTTTTTTCGTACACGATAATCAGGCGGGCTGTTTATTTCTGTTTTAAATCGAACTATAGTTTATAATCGTGAACATCAACGCAAAAATACTAAGGACTTTAATCATAGCGGTCGCTTCGGCATTGGCACTTGTGCTTTACGACCGGGTGCATTTGATAGTGGCTCCGCTTCACCTGCAAAGGACGCTGGCCGTTTTGATAATGCACATGATAGTATGCTTGCCCATTGTGGTTGTTTTGTTACTGCTTCACAGGCCTAAGGACTTTTTCCACCACCTGGGGCTTGACGGCAACTTTATAAAAGGAATGGTTTTCGCGTTAATCAGTACGCTTCCCCTTTTCATTGCTTTTCCTGTTGTGGGGGATTTCAACGGCGGG